CGATAGCCTAATCATAGCTTACCCCTTTTTCAATGTCGCAGCACCCGTGAAGATACTGCGACAGTGTAACGATTTACCAATTCCAGATTGCACGCACTGGTGTTGGTTTCTCAATCATAAACGTGCGCTTTCCAAAGTGGAATTGCAGAAACGTGCTGCCGTTTTCTACCTTATAACCCCGTGACTTGTGAACACGACGACGGTACAATGCCGGAACACCCAAAACCTTGAGTCGAATTTCTTTGTACATAAATAAAATTCCATAATAAATGACTTTCTAAAATGTTTCCGCTGTATCCCTACAGTGCCGCTTATACTACGTCAATGCAGTAAGTTTGTCAAGCGTTTTGTGATACTTTCGGCGCATGCCGTATTTTCTCACAAAGTCGGGAATTGCTGCTAGGGTTTTAACGTCTTTATCCTTGACTGTCCAGCTTTTCCCGATTGCTTGAGCGTACTATATACACTGTCGCAGCAATTGTCAAGCGGTTTTTCAAAAAACTTTTTGACAATCCCGAAACACCCTTTCGTTGTTTCGATGGTGTGCATTATACACAAGCGGAGCAAAAAGTAAAGCAAAAGATTTTTATAAGGTCATTCACCAGGTTTCGCCAGGATTCTTTTATAGGGGTATAAATGCAAAAAATGGATGCACTCACACGCACACCCCCACCAATCGACACCCAAAGCCACCCGTCGCACTCTTTAATATATACCAACGTGCCGCATCCGTTCTCAAGTCTACTGCACCGCTTGCCGCACCTTGGCTTTTTCGCGAATTGTGGCGCAGATAGTGGTGCCGCCTTCGCTTTTTCGCAACGTGCGACCCCTCCGGGGGGTTTTTCGGCGGCTAGCTAAACGATATACCGTCTCAGATTTTTCTGCCAAAATTCGACTCAAAAGTCTATAGAGACCCAAAACATTACCAAGGTCTCCTTAAGCCTGTAAAAGTTACCCGAAAGTTGTACCCACCAGCTAGTTTCATACAGCATGGTAGGTTATCCAAGGTGGGTAACACCGTAAATCGTCTCAGACTTCTCTTCAACCTCTTCCGTAGGCTCTTCAGAACTCTCTTCGGAGTCCTCAACATCTACAAAAAGGTCTCCTTCAAGCTTATCAAAGAAATCCTTAAACAATCCCCAATTTAATTCATCATTCATAAGTGTCCTTTAGATGATTTAAGTCTTTTTATGGATAAAATACAGCCAGTGGGGAATACAGTTACGTTTCCTGTGGCTTCTTTAGTATCTGTTATGAGTACCTTATCTTCATTCTCAAGTATCAGGTAGCCAACTGTAGTAAACTTAGGGGGTTCTATGGTCTCTGGGTTCTCTACCCAACCTACCCTACTTTCAATATCTACCCACTCTACTAGGACAAGCTGCATGTTTCCTCCAAGGAAAGGGGAGGAAGGTAGGTGCTTATGACATGAGTTAAGATTACCTAAGGTTACCTAAGATTACCTAAGTATTCTTTAGTCTACCTACCTTCCTATATACTATAGTTTAACCCTGGGGGTCTCCTTCAATTGTAGTGGGTTTTAATTTCCCTTTAGAACCAAGTACTTACGTTGCTGCCTTTCTTACCGATGTTGAGACCTGTCATAAATTTATCTATCTCAGCCATAAGTAATTCTTGCTTACGGTCAGCAATCTCTCGGTCTGCATCCGCAGCCATCTGGTCTACCCAATATTGGCACCCCATTGCTAGAACATCCAAGCGGTCATCGTGAGCCAAGGCTCCTTTGTCTGCTGTGATGCGGGTCATTTGGTATGTGAGCATGTACCTCTGAGCTTTCTCAGGGGGATGATGCTGGACGCTGTCGTAATCCTTTTGGATAACCTTAGGGTCTACAATAAGCCTGTGCTGGTTCATTATAGGCTCTAGGGTATCAATGATGCGTCTCTCTTTCTGCTGATGGTGTCGTACCTCTTCGAGGGTAACTGGGTAGGTACGAACAAGGTAGGGCTTCAAGAGTTCGGTAAACATACCGTCACCGAAGTTAGACTCTACCAGAACCATGTTTACCTTATGGGTCTTCGCAAGGTCTGCTAGACGTTGTAGGGATTCCTTACTATACCCACCTTCGAGACCTCCTGCATCCACGACATAAAGAAAGCCATTAAGCATTTTTATGACGGCATAAGCTGTTTCGTCAGCACCACGGCCTGATGGGTCGATTGCTAGGATGCTTCCGCTGTACTTATTGCGTCCTACAGTCTCCTCGGGGGCGTAGAAACGGTCTCCCGCCAGCCCTACGTTAGGGAGGTCATTAAGAGGCTTCATAATGCCATAAATAACCTTTTCGGGGGCTGTATCAGCATCACAAGACATCACAATGAGGTCTGAGAGCTTCAGAGGGTATCTGTTTGTATCGGACAGGGAGGTGTCCAGCATGAACTGTAAAGCGAACCCTGAGCGTCCGTAAGACAGCTCACGCTCTAGCAGGTCATCCTCATCGAAGCGTAGGGGGTCTGTGGGCTTCCCTACGAGGTTTTCGTCTCTGGATAGGGTATCCCATAGGGTAGGAGCTAAACGGCTCCCATACGCCTTCTCAGCGGCTTCTAGGGACGGGTAGCGAGCAGTCCATACCCGCATCTTGTATCCACGCTCTGTGAGGACGTTGTAGAGGCTCATCTCATTCTGGGGGGTACCAAGGTAGAGAATCTTGCCGTCTGGTTTTAGGACAGCATCGAATTCCTTGACTGCTTCTGCGAGGCGTTCCCGCATCATTTGAGTCATGGAGTTGTTAGGGATTTCGATGTCATCTGCGATGATGATGTCAGCACGAGAACCTGTTAGCTGTCCTGTGATACCCACAGATTTAACTGAGGGGGAGCCTGAGGCTTTTGCTGGGGCTACGTCAAAGGCAATCTTAGACCAACGCTGCCCTTCTTTAGCAATTAGGTGCTTACAGATAGGGAGTTCTAGGATGAGGCGTTGGGCAAAGGTTGAGAAGTCGTCAGCACGGGCTTTAGATGCTGAGACCACCATAAATTTCTTATCAGGGTCTAGCAGTAGCTGGTGGACGACGTAAGCAGCCGTGATATAGGATTTACCTACACCACGGAATGCCTCAATGATTGCACGTTTAGGACTGTTTTGAATGTAGTCAGCAATGTCGTACTGAATAGGGGTAGGGTCTGGGAGGTTTAGGTGCTTCCAGACCATAAACATAAAGTTTCTAAAGTCTTTAAGTTGGTTTGGTACCACTGTTGCTGCCTCTCTTTGGGCAGACAGCGTTACTTATTGCGACCTCGATTAGCCTTAGGAGACTGAATCCGAAGGTTACTACGAGAGTTGTTATTCGGGTTACGGTCTTTATGGTCTATATCTTTGCCAGCCAACGCTGCCTTACCATAGGTTTTAGTCATTTCACGACGAGCCTTAACTCGTCCTGCACGACGTTTGATTTGTTCTGGTTTGCCGTGGTATTCACGGTACTCTTTCTTGTAATCTCTCATTTCAGTTTACCATCTCTGAGATGTCGAAAGGTAAGCTCTCTAGCAGATTACCTAAAGGTGACTCTGGAGTGATGACATCCAGAACAGCATTGTTATCCTTTAGAAACTTTACCGCTACGGAAAGCTCTGCTGATGTAGCTTCACCAGACCTAACACGAGCAAGGAGTTCTTTAGCGACCTGCTCATGCAAGATTTCTAGGGTGCTTCTGTCCATTCTTTAGCCTTCTCGTTTACTTGTGTTGCACGATTAGTCCAACCACGACCATAGCGGTCAAATTGGTCTAGTGACTCGTAGTAGTTGATGCGTGCATCACGGTAGCCGTCTAAAAGACCTATAGGGTCTTTCGTGAAAAATTCTTGGATGGCATTGATTGTTTTGTTACCAATAATCCCATCAACAGTTTCCCCAACAACACCTTGGATAAGTTTGACAGCCCTGCCGATGCCCGAGTTAATTGCCATATCAAAGATAGGTAGGGCTACAGGAACAGGAAGTTTGTCTCCCTGCATTTTGTCAAAGTAATCCTTCTTGTAGATTGTTGCGGCTTTGCTTTTTGTTAGATTTTTAATATCGACATTAGGGTGCCAACGCTTTGAGATACCAAAGTTAGTTTCACCGCCCCTGTCGTTTGGGTCATTTACATAACCGCCTTCGTGTCCAAGGGTAACGTCAAAAATATCATTGTAGGTTTTTTTGACCTTCTTACCTGCTTGGGCAGTTCTGGTAGCAGTTGTGGTCATGTTATTTCTTCCAGTTCGCTAGAGTCTTAATACCAAAGCTTGCAGCAATGGCTGCGCCCAGGAATGCCTTGTAGTACTCGGGCATGGTGTCCAGTACTTCAAAGCCTTTTTGTATATAGGGGACAAGGTCGGGGATAAAGGCACCGACCATAGGGATGGAGAGGACGATAACAAACCACTCGTCCTTCCAAGAAGTCTGAGAACCCTGCGCTTGCAGGGCTTCCCAGTTTTCGGTTGCATTGATGGTACGGATTTTAGCTTCTTGCTTTGCCTTACCTTCTTCTGCTTTGCCTTTAATCCACTCCGTAGCCAGTCCACCAAGCATGGTGACTAGTTGAAGCATATTATAATCCTAATAATTTGAAGATTTGTGCTACGCCTAATTTGTCCGCCGCATATAAAGCAATGGCACCCATCGCAAACCATTTGATTTGCGAGAGTGTTTGTTGGATAGCGTGGAGTGATTCAGCGAAGTCTTCAGTTGATTCTTGTAGTCTGTCAAGGGTTTCTGCGTGATGCTCAAGCGTCCACTCTACCCTAGACACACGGTTTTCTAGTTCCTGCATCACGGTTGTCCTTGTTTGGATTCTTCTAAAAGTTTCACCCTGACTTTGAGGTCGTGGATGTGTTCAATCAAACCTTCACGGAGCTTTTGGCGAGCTAAGGCGTTTTCAGGGGAGGGGATGATTTGCCCATTGGGGTCAATGAGCATCATCATATTCCCTCGGATTCCCTGAATGTCCTTTTCGACTTCATTAACGCTAGAGATAACCCACCACATAGCTGCAAGAACAAGCGGTATCATACTCGTGAGCAGTTTTGAGAAGTCAAAGTCTTTCATAAATTACCTATTGTTCATCCACCAGCCGCCAAAGACGCCTGCGCACGCGAAGCCAATGTTGATAAGGGTTTGGGGTTCCATTCATCACTCCGGCTTCGGATACTTGGCCTTCACCGCCAAGCAAGCGTCAATGTATGCCTGCACCTGTGCGGTA